CGAGTATAGACTTGATCCGCCCATGAAGGTTTCATCGCCGCTGTTCATAAACAATGCCGACGTCGAGCAACGTTACGCGAACTGTTTATTAACCTTGCGGGATCTAGCTGACATGACTCAATCCAACTCCATTGACTTGCACCATCCGGTAGCGAGACTGATCTATGGGCTTACCAACGGCGTTGACCGCGTCGGGAAGTGGGCTCGGAAAGGTCTGCAAGTTAGTGTAAGGGCAGCGATGTCCGAGGCGCACAGGCGAATGCTTAGGCAAGTAGCTTGGCGCGGGTTAATGGATTTGAGTAGTACTGCACCCCCAACCACTGGGCATCGGTACTGGATTCGAGGTGAAATCGTTGGAGAGAGTGGAACCAATAGGAGAGCGTACTCAGTGGTAGGAGAGAGCTCACCTAATTGGTTTTCTGGGAACGTAAAATATCGGCGGTCTGGGCGTATTACCGGCGAGCTTGGTCCTCATGATGGTGTTGTATATCATTGTGAAGAGCTCGTCGACTACCTTACCAGATTTTCTGAGTTCCGAACCCGGAGTGTCAGTAACCTGCGCACAATCCAAGCGCGCAGTGTCATGTGGTGTAAGGAGCACGGCATTCGAGACGAAGACGCATCTGTTTTCAGAGCGCCATCGGTGATCTGCGCTATGATGATCATCGGTGGGGAGTTTGCAGCTCACGCACAAGCCAATTCAACCAGTTTTGGTGCTAGCGTGAACGCGGCAAATGCCCTCGCTGAAGGCCAGTTCTTACCCGCTGACGACACCACCTTGTATGGTCTAAAATCCTTGGCCATCAAATCCTATGTGGGAGACATCCAGATTTGGCACCCCAAGCTTGAGTTGTACAAGTTTGGGCTGGATGCACATGTACCTAGCTTTGCGAAGTATGTGGGCGTACCCTATATAGGATTCCAACGTTGGTTCCGTTTGCGCCAGTTGCTCACTCCGGATGTGAGCATCCCCCTCAAATGAGGGGGGCCGTCATCAACCGTAGCCTACTGTCATGGCAAACTTTCGGGGAAACTCGTTGGCAAGCATGGCATTGGGAGCATTCTGCGGATACCAGATGTCGGCCAGTGCGAGGGTAGACGACGTGTTTACCGCGTGTATTGTCCAGATACTCCAGACAATACACACCCCACGTGGATTGCGAGCAATTGTGTTTGCAACGAAGTGCAAGGCCTTCTGGGTCGAGTTCTTCGCACGGTACCTAAGCCTACGGCTAGGGGCATAGCTATGATGAAGGGCGTAAGTTCTTTACTCACACGCAAGATCAGGACTGCGTGTCGGGGTGTGCTAACTCCGATAGACTATGCACAAGTATATGAGAAATATGCCGGATCGAAACGCCGAACCTATGAAATCGCC